CAGAATCGAACCGCCAGGTTGTAAACGCTGACGAGGACCCGAGGTGTACCAGTCATAAGCACGCTCCATAGCAGTATCTGACATTGAGTCTTGCTCTGTGTGAGGATCATCGATAATCAGTAAGTCCGCACCACGACCCGTGATGGACGAACCAACACCCGCCGCATAGTATTCACCACCTTGATTGGTTTCCCATCTACCTTTGGCTTTAGAATCCTCACGCAGTTTTACATCACCAAAGATTTGTTTGTACTCTGGTGAGTCAATAATGTTACGCACTTTAGCTCCGAAACGTGCTGCTAGCTCCGTGTTATGCGACACCTGCATAATTTTTAATTTTGGATACTTACCAATAATCCAAGCAGGGTAGTAAACGGATGCAAACTCTGATTTGGTATGTCTAGGAGGCATATTGATAATGAGCCTCCCTTTTCTTTGATCTGCAATATCGGTAAATTCTTTAGCAATAATTTGATGATGACCCCACTGACTTGGATCTTTTGATTTTCTACAAATAAAATCTGGCCAGACTTCTTGCACAAAAGCTAAAAAATTATCCTGACAAAGCTTTACATGCTGTATCCAAAGCTTTTCTACTTCGAGCCTCATTTGTTCTGTCGTCATTAGGTCTGTCTGCATAAACTAAGTATAACTACATCTAGAGTTTTTGCTAGTATGTGCATCTATGAAATAGGTTTTGCTAGGCTTTTTTGCAAAAAGTCGTGGGCTTCAGCGTGGCAAATAAACAGTTTTGACAAAGCATCTCCAGTTCTTGAATGAGCCTTGTAAAAGCAACTGGTATAAAAAAAACTATAAATATATATATATGCAGATTAATTTTAGCATAGCGTGGCGTGGCGTGGCGTGGACAAAAAAAATGCGACAATCCTTTGTCGCATTAAACTTGTAGCAAGTTTTATTTAGATACTATTCATCATCTTGTATGTTATGTATATGTCTTATTAAAGGCTCACATACTGTAACGAATTGCTGTTTAAACCATTCACTTTGATGCGTGTTAGGGTATTTTGTTAGCATATCAGCATAAAGACTATCTAATACAGTCGCATATATTCTATAGTCTACTATCTGATTAGTATCAGCATTAACAGTCAAACTTACATCTTGATTAGTGTCATTTCTATCAAGTGTCTGATTAATATATCTAGCTAGATTAAACTCATTATCATTAGGCATTACACACCCCCTTTTACTGTTAATTCATTATAATGTGTATACCCTGTATGAGCATTTACAATTTCATCTAATGTTGCCTTATTGATTGAATACTCACTAGCAATAAATTCAATTACTTTTTTGTAATCAACATTTTTTCTTTTTTGAGGTGTAACAAAAAGATTAACAGCTTGATTATCAACATTGATTGCTATTGTATTACCCTTTGATTTTTCAATAATAGCTAAAACATTTTTTCTGCTATCTTGCATTAATGCCTTATCACTATCAAATTGAGTTTTGAAAGATACGAAAGACTGTAAATATTGTCTTTCACTTTTTTTAAGTAATGCAGTTTTAGTAACTACAAATTTTTGGTTAAGATTTTGTAAATTCATATTTTTACTCCTATTGGTTATTAATAAAAAACTTACCCTTATAATACTACTCCTATTATCTCCCATATCAACCATTATTTACTATATAAGTGAAATTAATTTTTTAGAGACATAGCAGGAATTTCTCAGGCAGGAAGGTGGTTCCGTTTTTTTTTTATAAGACCTGCCTGATGCACAGCACGGCGGTGGGCGGGACGGGGAAACACAGCCATCTGCATAGATTCACCATCTCAGGTTCGGAACTGGGGAACCAGCACAATTTTTATTGGTGGCGATCAAACCATTTGCGTAGCGGTGGCGGGGCGGGGAAGCATAGCCAAGTGCACGGCTTCTTCAGTCTCAAGTTCAACCGGTTCGGAACCAGAACCCATCCTCTTTATTAATAGAGATTAAACCATTTGCGTAGCGGTGGCGGGGCGGGGTGAGGTAGTAGACAAAAAAAACCCCCGAGCCGAAGCTCAGGGGAAAAGAAGGGTTGTGCTAACTTAACCAGTAACCAACCCACTCGAGACAGGGACGAAAGTCCCTAATGAAATCCATTTCAGTCCTAATTTACCTTAGCATATTTCAAAACCCCCTGACTGTCTACAAAAATCTGCAAAGTCTTTTACATTCTCAACAGAGAAAGGATAGCTGTCTGCCCACGACTTTTGGTTATAAAGTTGCTCCCAATGGAGATTATAATCTTCTGGATAGTCGGCAGGTGCAATATTCTCGTTACCTGTGATTTGAATAACCTTTTCACGCAATGCTTTTAATTCTTTTTCTATCTTAGCATTATGCTCTTCAGCTTCTGCCATAGACTTTTCAACTATCATCTGATATTCAGCAGTATGCCCTTGCTTGATTAAAGCTTCTAAAGTGTCGGCTATTCTAATAGCTGTATCTTCATCAACTTGATGACCACTATTCTCATGCCAAAGGTGGTAGTCCTTTCCAGAAACTTCACCTGTGTTGTCAGCAATATATTGAGCTAACTTTCTCCACCACCAAACATTATTGCGAAAATACTCACCAACATTTTCATCTTCATATTTTCGTTTTGCTTCAATATATGCTTCCTTTTCTTCTTGAGTAGTTTCCGCATCATCCCACTTAATCGTTGGCTTAACACTACCCTCTTTAACTTTTGGATTTAATCCATATATATCAAAACCCATTGTTGCCTCTCTTTTTTAGTTAATATCATCTCCCATATTAGCAAATAATAAGATATTTGCAAATTTTTTAGCTCCTTATTTGCGATATTTCAATCTGCCCTATACTAGAGTACCACCAGGAATGATTGGAAAGATGACTTATGTGCCCCGTGTTTTCTGGTTCGGAACCAGTTCCTTTTTTTATATAAGTAACAAGATCAGAAGGAGAGCGGACGGTGGGGCGGGACACGGGGATGGCGTCACCAGTTGGCCCACAGCATCGTGCCCCACAGGATGGCTAAGGTGGCATGCGGGTACCGAGCGGCGAAGCACAGAGCCAGGATCCCAAGTAAAAAAATGAAGGATATCATTAAGTTTCATCAGCCTCCTTTTGTTGATCAGGGCTCTAGTGTCCCATGTCTTCCCACACATGTCAACGCTTCAGACCATCTCAGGATCCAGCGAACCAGAAGGTTTATATATGTAAGCAAATGCCTCAGATCGTTGTTGGGGCGGGGCGGGACGCAACAGCTTCCCGACACGCTGAAGACGCAACTGGATCGGAACCAGCATGGAACCAGCCACTTTATATCTCAGATCGTTGTTGGGGCAGCGTTGTAACGGCGGGGCGGGGCAGAGCTTCTCAGGAACCTGGTTCGGATCCTGGCTGGATGGCCAGTGAGTTTTATATGTCTTACGATCCTAGCGGGACGGGGCACGGCGGGACGGGGTAGGGCTTCAAGAGTGATGATGCACGCAGCGTGGATCCTGGGGATGGGATCCCAGGACCAATAGATGGTATAAGTTATCCATGAATGGGCGGGACGGCGCGGCGCGGGACAGCGACTCAACGACTCCTGACGCACGGATCTCTAGAAGTTCCAGCTCGGTCTCCGAGGCATGTGCATTAAGAATACGGACAGTTCCACCAGCTTGTTGATAATTTAAATGCCAGTTAATTTGAAATTTAGACAACCCACAATTCTTAGTGTCTGTAGCTTTGAGTTCCAACCAAAATGATCTACCTTCAATACATCCAAAAACGTCAGGTATTCCGTTGATTGTAGCCGATTCTATACGAGTTAAATGCCAGTCTTTACGACCTTTCTGAAGCTGGTTAATTTTTTTCCAAAGTTTAGACTCTTTAGTTGACATTTAGTCGGTATATCTTTTGAAGTTTATTTATTATAGGATTATATCATGGAACAGAAAATGGACAAATATGGGAATCTAACTATATCACTTTTTGATATTAACACTCAACAAGATTCAGATAAATTTATCTATTATTATTTAAGTTTAGATAAAGATATTAAAAAAAGAATTGAAAATGCTTATTACAGAGCTTATACCAAAAAATTATTAGACAAAGAATATCCTGAAATAATACACCATGAAGAAAACGGACTTACTCATATTGAAGTTCACCCACAAGATATTCTCTCTAATGTAGAAATAATTAAAAAGATATTAGCAGCAGAAAATATTACAATTGTGGTTGAAGATGAAAACGAATAAACCAAATTTTTCACTTTATATTGTGGTCTGGAAAGATCACACTGGTAGCGCATCTTGGCAAAGTGTTGAAGAAATAACCAAAGAAAAATACATTTTAGCTTATAGCATCGGTTATCTCATTCATCAAGATAAAGAATGTGTAAAACTTTGTAATACTTATACATCAGATGGTGGTTGGGGTGGTTTAGATTTAATATTAAAATCTTGTATTGTGGAAATGTACGAACTTGAAATACAAGACTAATCTTTACCTTGAACTATTATAGTATTAGCTCCAATTTTATCCTCTAGTTCCTGAAGTCTTTTCTCTAATTGTTCTCTATTCATACCTTCAAGTGTATTGTGAGTTATCTCTTTTTTATCAACATATTGTCCAGCTAATTGTCCGGATCTAAATTCAGCATTTATAGCAGCAGTATATTGTCCCTTTTTTTCACTACCATCTCTTAATCTTTCAAGTGTTTTATATCTTCTTAACTTATCTTTTTCATAGACAGCTTGTTCCTCACTTAATCTTCTTTCTAGGAATCTACACACATGTGGATTTATTTCAGGATTTGTAAGTCTACTACCTAACACCATAGCTGAGTTTTCGCTTTTTGAGCTGTATCCTGCTTTTATAACAGCATCTTTTTTTGAAATAACACCCCAGTCAGCAACTAACGCATTAACAAATGCGATCTGTTTTTCAGTCAAATCATCAAATGTTTTCATTGTTTTTGGTTTACTTGGCACCTATGCACCTCCTTACAAATAATATTTTAAATAAAATTTCCATAGTCGCCTCCTCTGTTTTCCATAGTTTTTAAGGAATATTCCTAGTAAGCTGTTGTCTATAACCCTATTAATACAATGTTTTCCATACTTTCCTTAATTCCTAGCTCTATACAAATAATATTTTTTATTTTTTTTGTATAGAGATGCTTATGTGTAAATTATCTCTTTTTGCCTTTTCATCATTCCGGACAATTGTTTATCATTAACATTATAAATTATAGCTTGAGTTATCAATTGTTTTATTAAACCTTTTTTATCATCAAAATACTCTGTATTTGGTTGTCGGAACTGAGCATACAAGTTGTGTAATTTTGTTTCAGTAATCTCTTCTGTCTCTGGTCGTACACCAATGAGCCGTACCCCTTTGACCGATAACACCTGGTCCTTGATCCGATGTACCCATTCCTTGCTCCTACCAATCTTTATGTACCCTTGTTCGTTTTCTAGGAAATATATGGTTGCCGGAGTTCTTTCCACCTCAAATAGATCCTCATAACTTTTACCTTCTTTCACTAAAACATCACACTCCTGCACCCTGATTCGTGCTTCTTCAATCGTCATAATAGGCCAGTAACCTATGACTTTTGACTTATGGACCCTATTGTAACCATAATCAAATACAAAACTATGTGTGCCTTTTTTAGACGCTGATACTAATAAATTTTTAACCAAAGCATCGCGTACATATATATACTTTACTTTTAAAAAATCAGGTTGCCAATTTTTTAAAAATTCTTCAGTAATTAACACAGTCAAATCTTTTGTAGTTTTCCGAACCATAACACGTTCTCCTTACTACTAAGCTACTTGAATAACCTAATAAAATCAACAAGGTGCAAAATCAGTGTACTTTCATTCAAAATTAATTAAATAAAGATCCTGCACCCTATGCCAACACTGATAAAAAAACAGTGCTCACATATTCGGTAGATGTTGAAAAAACTTCTTCTCTCAGAGCATTGACTCTTTTCCTGGTCATCTTTTGTTTTTGTTTATCCGGTAAATCCTTCATACGATTATATAACTTATTATATTTTAACCACATCAACTGACGTTTGGTAAATCTTACATTCTTATCTTTTAACGCTTTAACATAAGCTTCTTTAACTATTTCTGGCTCAAGTTCCGCGCAAATACATACATTGGTAAAATCATCACACATCGAAATGATCCAATTGTGTGCTGTTAATTTTTTAAGTGAGTTTTTACGATCCGAATGTTTAACAAAAGTATCTTCAAAAGCATTGAGGATAACACAGCGCCAAAGCTTTGCTTCAGGGGATAATTCATCCTGTTCTAATATGTTCCGAGCCAAGTTAATACCAATGGCTCTTAATAAATCAGTTGATGCTTTCACTAGTGTCCGTATGCTCTTATCAAGTAACCTATAATTTTTTCGTATACCTTGAGAACACTTTTATCACAGTTTATTTCTTTTTGAAAGTTATAATCTTGCACGACACCAGCAATGAACTCGTGTTTATCTTCACTTGACAGCTGATCTACATCTGCCAAAGAAAATCTAGCAAAATCCATATCTAGGATCTCTTCCCAACTTAAATCTACTTTTTCTAGTTTTATACCCATACTTTAATTGTATGGGTAAAATTACTTTCGGTCTATATCGTCTTTACCGCCCCTTAAAATTGTTAATTTTTGATTAATTACTTTTTTCAAAGGTTTTAAAGTTGTTCCAGGTTCTTTCAATCTATCTTTATATACCTGCTTTGCGTTTGCCTTGAAAGCAGCAACATCAGCGTAATCGGAACCATCATCGTAACCAAATTTATCACCCATCAAAAGTTTAGCTAAAGTGTTGACAAAAACTAAATATTCTTTTTGATTTTTACTGGTGACACTTAAAAACATTAATAAATACTTTAGATCATTCATTACAATCACCATGGGAACCCTCAAAAGTACGCGTCCAACCTACATGACCCGTACCTTCACAGTATTTACACACATTTAACAGTTTTTCATTATCTTCATACCTATCTATCTCCGGCGTATGATAACCATTGCCTCTGCACTCAGGGCAAAGTACAAACATTTTCTCTGGACTACTCATTTAAGCTACCTTCTTTTTTTGAGTTTCATAATATAGCTCAATCAACATTTCCAGCTGTGCGCTAGGTGATCTTTTCTCTTTCTTACATATTTTTTTAAACTTTTCGTTTACAGTCTTGCGGATCGCAACACTTTTCCATTCGTTTGTATCCATAACAATCTCCTAAATTAAATTAAAGTAATAAATAATTGTTATTCGTCTTCCGTGATTCTATTTTTTGTTTTAATAAAAAAAATTATAAAAAACTAAACCTAAAATTCCCAAAATTAATTTAGGGAACATAATACATATTATTAAAGGTATAATGATCCAGTACATTACTGTAATTTACCTAAAATTTCTTGCATATCTTTTTTCAAACTGTCAATGTCAACACCTTTGTCTTTAGCTGTCTCTAAACGCATTATTTCGTGTTGAGTGTTGTTAGTTTCTTTGTGATATTTCATGTAAGTGCTTAACCATTCCACCATCATTTGTAAAACATCAACATATTGCATCAGATCCAATAACTTTACTCCAGCTTCACTGTTGTATTTTTCTTGTATCTCTTTTATATCACTAGAGGCTTTTCTAGCAGTTTTCCTTAGATCCTCTAACGCTTTTTCAAAATCTTGATTTGTCATATCTACCTCAATTAGTTAATTTTTCCGCATGTGTAATATCTTTTTCATCCGTGTAAAACTTAACAACATCATGCAATTTTAAATTATCGCTATGTGCTGGTTCGTTTTCTAACAAACCAATGCCTTTTTTACGATCGCCTTTTGTAATTTGCACCCACATTTTTTCATGTACACCGTCTGGAGCCTGTGGAAAATAACAATAAATATAATCTTTAGTTACCTTAGGATTGTTTTTAATTGTAAAATACAATTCTTCCCCATGATCTGGACAAGTGTAGACAATGTTCGGATCTTCTTTTTTTATACCTGCACTCATTTTATACTCCATTCATCTAAAGATATGTCGCTTTTAACCTGTATTTCACACCACCACCAGTCAGTTGGCTTTTCATCATGAACTACTACATATATGTTTTCAGGACACTTGTTTAACCAACTTTGAAAGTTGTCTATCCTTGTTTGTTTGTCCTCTAACTCTTCTTGTTCTTGTAGCTCCAACTCATGTGCATAATTTGCTTCACTTATATCTTCTGCCATTTTTAATTCCTCGTTTAGTTAATAAACATAAGGCCTCGTTTTTCGCATTTACAGCTTAGGTGAGTCGCGTTTCCGTCTATACGCTTTCACTCACTACCTTAATCAGACCATCATCTTACCTAGTGAAATTCAAACTCACGCTCGGTAAAATTTTTTACTTTACTCCAATAAAAGGAGCAACTCTTGAGTTCACAAAATCCAATGCTTTATTAAAATCATCAGTCCAAAACCATACAGTAGATGTTGAATAATTATGCAACTCACCTATATTAAATCCATCATCAGTTTCACCGATCCAGATTTGCCATCCTTTATATGCAAATGAAGGATATTCATCACCTGTCCATGAACTGTTTTTCCATGTTTCAGGAATATCTAAATCAGCATAATTTTCTTCCCATCCTTCAAACATACTAAAACCTTTATTAGCTAATAATGTGTTGTAATAAATTTGCTTTGATTCTTCTCTTTTAAGTCGTTTGAGAAGCTGATCCGTTCTTGCTATTTCTTTTTCGTAATCTTTTTTTACTTTAATTATCATTTTTATGTCTCGCTTTGTAGTTATAATGTAAGTAAAATATATGATATTTTATGGGATATGTCAACAGAAATAATAGAATGTCCTATAATTGAGGCTAATTACCGCACATTCCTTCACATTCATCATCAAAACTAAATGAAAATTGATTGTCTTCCTCGTGAAAATCTATTTCATCAATGGGTTTACAGTCACCATGCAAATATAAAGTTCCTTTCAAAGGTAATGTACCCTTGTAACTTCTTAACATATGATCCATTTTGACAACTTCTTCCCACTCTTCTTTGTCTTTTTTGACTCGGATCCACTCTTTATTTGAATGATATGGACAAAAAGTACAAGCGCTTCTGGGTGGTTCAGGATAATTATTTTTTTTCATCCAATCAAAACATTGTAATCTTGATATGTCTTTTTCAATTAAAGGATATACATTGGTAATATATTTTAGTGGGTTCGATTTAATTCTTTGCATTTCATCTGTTGAAATACCCATAATATTTTCAACTTTCCACTTTTTAAGATCCACTCTCTGCCCTTTACTGTAACCCATCAATGCTCTAGTTTTTATTACCACAGGTTTTATTTTGTAATCCGCTGTACATTGACGCATTAAAATACCTTTTTTGCCTGTATCAGGGTTTACTGTATAAAATGGTGCAGCAAATCCTTTATATTTGCCTTGTGAGGCGTTTAGTATGTCTTCTTTTAAATTTCTCCATGTAACTCTGTGAACCGGATAAGATAATTGTTTTTCCAACCAGTCTAGATGTTTATAAACTTCTTTTGGTTCTCCGCCTGTATCTGCAAAGATTGCGCAATCCACCATTGGTATTTCACCTTTTTCAATCATCAAAGCTAATGTGGTGCTTTGCACTCCAGCACCTAAAGATAGAACTCTTAAAGTTTTCATAACGCTTCTCCAAAATCTTTTCCTAGAGCCACATCTACTAGACTAGGAACTTTTAATTCAATGCACTTTTCCATAGTATTTTTAATGATTTCAACATCTTTTTCATCTTTAATACTAAAACAAAGTTCATCATGTATTTGTAACATAGGTAAATAACCCAATTTGTAACAATCCACTACGGCTTGTTTAGTCTGATCTGCTGCGCTGCCCTGGATTAAACGATTGAGTGCTTTGTAAGTAAAAGCACGCTTAATGTTATCAGCACCGTATTTAGCCGAAGCATTTTCAAATCGCTCCGCTGTGTGTATTCCGAAATCTTTTGGTTCCCACATATCAAAACGACATTTACGGCCCAATTTTGTGCGAATTACGCCCTCTGAGGACGCTTTCTGCATACATTTATCGGACAATGCCTTCACAAATGGCGCTTTGGTGTTGTATTTACCTATTAAATTGTGTGCTTCATCAGTATCTACCCCCAACATCGTGGCTAATTTGTTCTTACCCATACCATACATCAGCCCTAAACCTATGGTTTTAGCTTGTTTACGCTCTATACCGATCAAATCTGCCACTGTTTGATGAAAGTCAGCATCAGCGTTAGCATATGCTTCAACCAATTCTTGAGATCCTTCATAGCCTTCGCCAATAGATGCAGCGTAGTGCACCACGAGTCGTGGTTCTTGTTGCGAGTAGTCAAAGCTACCCCACTGGCAACCTTCTTCCGGTAAAAACAAACCTCTAATCAGTGGTCCAAACTCTTTTGATCTTGCCGGTAATTGTTGCAGGTTCGGATGTGACATAGATAAGCGACCACTTATGGTGCCACCTCGATCATTTTTAATCTGTCTTATTTCTGCGTGTATACGACCTTTATGTTCAAATCTCATAATTGAGTTTAAAAAAGTGTTATGGAATTTGTTGATCTCTCTTGCTTGAACAATATACTTACTAATTTCTTCTTTACTGTTCATTAACCAATTTTGTGTAAAGCTAGGTTCATCGGTCTTGGTTCGTGGATATTCAATACCTAACTTATCAAACGCATGACCAATCTGCCTTGCTGCCCAAATATCCACGTCTTGACCAACTAATTTTTTAATCTTATTCAACAATGCTTTTTCTTGTTTAACAAAGTCAACCTGCAATTTTTCACATTTTTCTGTGTCTACACGGATGCCCTGAGCTCTCATTTTTATGGTAATGGGTAACAATTCTTTTTCTAGCTGCCAGATTGTTTCTAAATTCTGATTATATAGTTCCGGTTTAAATCTTTGATACAACTGAAACGTGAGCCGTGCATCTTGTTCCGCATAAAACCCAACATGCTCTGCTGGTAGTTTCCACATCTCACCTTTCGGATCTACTCCGTGCTGTTGTGCAGCTTCAACCAGTTCTGTTTCTGCTTTAAGCTCGCCTAGGTATTCTTTTGACAGTGCATTTAAACTTTGGCTAAAACGGTTCTCATCTAGCAAAGCGCCAATAACCATGGTATCTACAATCTCACCCTTTACTTCAATACCCATTGACCACAGCCATCCAACATCGTATTGCGCATTATGAAATATTTTTCTAGCAGGTAACGAACATACATCCTTCATATATTTAATCACTTGTTCTTTAATTAAGTTACCACCACCAAAATGTGCAAACGGAAAATACCCTTGCCAACCTTCAACTGCGACTGCAAAGCCAATGACTTCACCGTGGTTCGTGGCCCAACCTGCACCAAGACCTGCATTTAATCCTTCATCTCTTGTTTCTAAATCTATTGCTATTTCGTCATATTGTGACAGATCCTTATATTCACTTGGCGCAGACCAAATGTTCTTTTTAAAACTAAAAGTCATTTGTAAGTTAGACATCTTCTTTCTCCTGTATATAGACAAAATAATCTTCCCCAATAGGATAATTATATCTGTAATCCGTTGATAAAATATGCAAAGTATCTTTTGCTCTAGTAACTCCTGTATAAAAAACTCTTCTTTCGTCAGACTGTTCGTCTACATTTTTATGTGCATACGATGACGGATAGTTTCCTTTGGAACATAACAACACATTGTTTGCTTCGCCTCCTTTAACTGAATGTATTGTGTCTATAATGATGTCAGGTTCAGCATCTAACGATGACTGGCCGTAACGTTGTAAGATTCTTTTAAAATATAAAACCTGTGGTTCTTTAAAATTTCTCTTTAAAATGTCAAACCAAGGTAAAAACTGTTCTTCTGGTTTTAAATCAAGCCCACAATAATCCACTAAGTCTTCAAACAATAACTCTGTATAATTATCTGTCTTTAACCAAAATTTTTGAGTACGAAAATCAGGATCTTTTAATTCCCTAATGTATTTGTACATGTGCTCTGCTTCTTTATTTGTTATGGATTTTTTGTTGCTTAATTTAGTCCAACTTTTAATTGCGTTCCACTGTCTTTTATCAAAAGACTTATTGCCTTTATTATCTGAGTAATATAAACCTGAATTTTTAGCAAAACCTCTTAATTCATTTACCACTGTGTTAACTCTTCCAAGTATGTACCAAGTGCCCGGTATTTCTCCAATTGGTATCTCATTAAAATTTAAATATCTTTTAACTATTCCATCTTTGTCTTCATGATCATATTCTTTTTCAACGCTATCTAGTATACCACTTCTTATAACTTGTGAAAAATCATGTATTTCTTTACCAAACCTTCTAGTCTTTCTTAAAATAACTTTGCGACCAGGAAAGTAAGTTGTAAAGTATTTTGGATCTGCTCCGTTCCAACGATAGATACCTTGATCATCATCACCTGCTAAATAAATACGCTCCACATTGTCTACCATTTTATAAATAACCGACCATTGTAACGGTGTAAAGTCTTGTGCTTCATCTAATATTAACACTTTCAATGGTGGAAAATTGACTTCATCAATTGCTCTCATAATCATGTCAGTAAAGTCTATAAAAGAATTTTTTTTATAGTGTTCGTATGTTGCAATCTTTCTAAAATAAACATCAAGAGAGTCTTTTTGATAAGACTCTAGCTTCCAAACTAATTCTGGGTCAAGCATCATGTTGCGTGCTTTATCATACACACCTAGTGACCAATCTTTATACATGTAATTGTCATCGGCTAATCTTTCATCAGAACTTTTTAATATGTTTGCGTTTAAAGCATAATCTAACATACAGTTTTTAGGATCAAATACTTCTTCATCAAAATATTGCCGACAATATTTGTGTAAAGTTTTAAACCTAGCAAAATCTTCTACGTCAAAATTTGGAAAAGCTTTAATGGCTCTCTCTATCGCTGTGTTTACCGCTTTGTTAGTAAAGGATATAAAGGCTATATCACTAGGATGTACATTTTTATTAAGATAACCTTTCAACACTCGTTCTATTAAAGTGTAAGTCTTACCTGTCCCTGGAGGACCAAAAATCTTTATAGTTTTTCTATGTAGATTTTTTGTTTTCTGGTTTTCTAAATTTGTCATGATATGCTTCGTCCATTTCACTAGCAGTGTCTTTCATTATTGGTTTTGCTTTTCTATAACTTACAAATTCAGGCATCTCTACCGACCATATATTTCTTTTATCTGACTTAGGTACATCAGTATGCCCAGTTAAATAATCAGAATGAGAACAACCTAACATTTTTAAAGCTTGTGATGCGCTCTTAAACAAACCATTATTCTTTTTTGCTAAAAACTTTTCCAATGTTTCTTTCTTGAAATAACACATATTAGTTTTAGAATCTATAACAACATAGTTGTCTTTTAATTTATCAAATTTATCTTGTTCTATATGTGCCTCAAAGAAATCTTTAAGTAAACCATATTTCTTTTCTTCTACAGTATCTTGATACAAATGTCTTTTATCTTCTACTGCGCTTTCTACTAATCTTTGCATTAATAGATCAAATGGGTTTGGACCTTTTCTTGATGGTTTAAGTTCCATCCAATATATTTGTTCGTATGCAAGCCTAACCTTAAATGATTTTTGATCTTTTATATCTTCAGGTGTTACGGTAATATCTTTACCTCTAAATTTAAAATTATATTCCATAGTTTTTATACCCTTAACAAAAGTAATTTCATCAAAGTCATCTATTATTTCAGGAACCGCTTCACCGATACCTAATCTTCTTTGTTGACACAATTCTTTATTGCATATTGGTTGTAATTCTGGATGTTTAGGAGGGCACTGGTAATCATAATTACCCTTATGCACTGACTTACATAAATTTATAACTTCGTTTTGACCTAAAGGGTTACTAAAAATCTGAGTATTTCTTTGTATGCCTATGTCTTGAATTTGTTGAACGGTAAGAGCAGTATTCTTTTTGCTCTCTAAAACTAAAATGTTAAATAAATAATTATTTCTATTATTGCCTGCCCAACCTTCTTGAATGAGTTTTTGAGCACATGGCGGGTAATGTCGCCACTCTGATTCAACGTCATATTCCTGAACTTTATAATTGTAAAATTCTTCAGGATCTATTTTTTTCTGTTCAGCAAGTTTTATAAAACGACCAACCAATAATGCTCTATTGTTATCATCATAAGCATGTTCCATAGTTGCTTCTTGATCGTTATAAGGCATATTAAGCATTTTGTTACATGGAAATACTTCTTGTGCTTGAAAGTATTCATTGTTTATCTTAGCTAGAACTTTTGAAACTTTGTTTGCATCTGCCCATTCTGTAAAAAATACAAAAATATGTAATCCACCTGACTTTGATTTAACTGCTATCAAAGGAAGATTAAATTTTTTTATAATGTCTACATATTTCTTAGCTGAAAAAGATGTATAGCTGTGAGGATCAACATCAATGCAACCCCAAACACACTTACCGTCTAACTCTGGTTTTAAGCCTATGCGGATCTTACCGTCTAAGTGCTCTTGCCATAGTTCAGGTGTCAGTGGTTCGTGGACCGTTTGATAGTCTGTACCTTTCTTACCCCTCTCGTCGTCCTTGCCGGTAAGCAAGGACTTGAGGTAGCGGGTATTGTCACCCGCAAAAAGTGTAAACAATTTTTTGTGCATGACTTAAAAAACGTCTGTTTCTTTAGCTTCAATTAAAGCTACCGCTGTGCCTTCAGGGTTGCTTGAAGTCATGTCCCAATTTTGAAAATCTTCATATGCTTTTTTACCAGTCATATAAATTTCAACTTCTTTTGGGTTTTTTGAATCAATCACACGATCAAAGTCAACAGAAAAATTAAAGTATAAATCACCGGCTTTTGATTTTTCTGCTTTTGAACCTAAATTGTATATTTGACCAAAACTTGCTGGTGTATATGTTCCAGAACCATCTGCTTTAGGTTGTTTCTGGTTTTTAATACAAGTGTTCCAAAATTTAGATACTTTTTTCTTAGATATTGCCATAGGAATTATAGCTTTACCTACAAGATTGTAATCGTCATCTAGTAACATAATAAAATGATTGCCAGTATCTTCAATTACGCGATATTGATCCGACTTCAAAATATCTTTTGTACCTTGTTTTACAGTAAGGTGCATAATATTTTCAATGTGCACAATCGGCGCAGGTAGTTTAGATTCTGCTGGAGCTTCTCTGGTGCTCCATTCATTCCAAGTATTTGCATAATAGACTTGAATAGCTTTAACACCATCCTCGCCTTTAAATACTTGACCTGTAGATTCAATATACAAATCGCCAGGTTCTGCGTTTGGAATATACTTTTCAGAACCTTTTTTGGTTTCGTCACTACTGCTTTGTAGTAATTTCATGTAAGGAACTTTAAGATCAGAATTTTTTATTTCTTCTAATCCAGCTCCAGCATCATCTTCAAGATTGATGACATTTGTAGTTACTTTTGTTTCGTCTTTCTTTGCTACTTTACTCATAATTATTTCTCCGGTAATGTTAATTTAGTTTTCTTACATTGATAAACACCTAAAAGATCAAGGTCCACTGAACGCCCGTTGCCAATTTCCTCACGCACATAAGCACTCAAAGTTTGTGTGTGTACACCTTGTTTTTGTTTACAGTTCATATTTCTTTGTTGTAAATCTTCCACGAAGTTTTGTGCTTCCAAATCTTCATTTGTATCAAAATCTACAGAAACTGTATTCTTTATCAAATGCCCAGCACCGTTATCACGAAGCCAATTTAATGCTTCATCTTGATTAGATGCTTTGATTCTAGCTGTTATAAAATCAGCAACTTTAACACGAGCACCACCGTACTCTTCTGTGCACTTAAAGTCATCCATTCCAGCCGCTTGCATTGCCTCAGGTATTGATATTTCAGAAAGCTCTCTTTCAAGGTTTTTCAGTTCCTTTGTTTGTTCTTCAATCCGTTGAATTTCTTTCTGAGTATCTAATAGTCTTTGGCAAAGTTGTCCGATCGCATTAGTTTTTGATGGGTCTACATCTATGCTAATATTCACGGAGTCTTTTTCTAAGTCCATATTACTCTCCATTTATTGAATGAGGTTACAGAATAATAATTGTTACTTGTAATGTCAACTAAAAAATCATATTATATGGGATAATTATGGAGATAAATTAATGCAACTACCTTATAAATTTAAAACTAAACCTTATCAATACCAACTAGAAGCCTTTAATGAAGGTAAAGACCGCTTACATTATGCTTATTTTATGGAAATGGGTACTGGTAAAACAAAAGTTACCATTGATAATTTAGCTTATTTATACCACTGTAACAAAATTAATTTTGCTTTAGTAGTAGCTCCTAATACAGTTTACCAAAACTGGAAAAGAGAATTAGACATACATTGTCCTATAAGTACATCAGTATTTACTTATAAAGTAGATAAAATTAAGAATTTTGCGTTTGACGAAAATAAAATGAATATATTTCTTATGAATGTAGAAGCATTTAGTCATAAATCAGGCAAGACTCTTGCTAACATGTTATTAGGATCTTATGGTCATAAAGGCTGTATGGTCATTGATGAGTCTACTACAATTAAAAATAGAACAGCTATTAGAACAAAAAACATTATCGCACTAGGCCGTAAAGCAAAATACAGAAGAATACTTACTGGTTCACCTGTAACTAAAAGTCCATTAGATTTATTTAGTCAAGCAGACTTTTTAGGTAATGATTTATTAAAATGTTCGGACAACTTCTATGTATTTCAAGCTACATATTGTATCTTGAGAAAGATTACTAACTCTACCGGTAGAGCTTTTAATTTAGCTGTTGGTTTTAGAGATTTAGATAAATTAGAAAAAATAGTAAAATCTTTTTCATATAGGGTTAGAAAAAAAGATTGTTTAGATTTACCAGACAAGATTTATCAAAAAAGAATTGTGCAATTAGGAACTAAACAGAGAAAAATTTATGATGATTTTAAAGAAAACGCACGAATAATTATTGAAGATAAAACGATTGAGTACAATACAAAATTAACAGAAATTATTAAACTTCTACAAGTTACTGCTGGGTTTTTAAAAACAGAAGAAGGAGATATAGAAGAATTTGAAAATGCAAAAATGAAAGAACTTCTTAATGTATTAGAAGAAACAGAGGGTAAAGTAATTATTTGGGCTAATTGGGTACACAGTCTTAAAATGATTATTAAAGAATTGAAAAAGAAATATGGAAATGAAAGTGTTGTTGCTATTTATGGTGAAATATCAAGTTCAGAAAGAGAAAAAGCTGTAGATGAATTTCAAAAAAATAGTGAAACAAGATTTTTTGTTAGTAATCCACAAACTGGTGGTTATGGTTTAACCTTAACAGAGGCGAACACTGTAATATATTTTAGTAATAATTATGATCTTGAGCAAAGACAACAAAGTGAAGATAGAGCACATCGTATTGGTCAAGAAAATAAAGTTCTATATATAGATTTAGTAGCAGAAAAAACAGTAGATGAATCTGTAATCAGGGCATTGAATCAAAAAATAAAACTTAGCGCTGAAACTTTAGGTGAAGATGTTTTAGCCTATATATAGCAAAATTTAGGGGTTACCAATGGGTTAGGTAGTGTTTAAAAACGTCTATATAAGCCTCTCAGGAGCTCGTTTTTTTGGCAAAATAGCTATAAATTAGCCATTTTATGAAATTTATCAACTCTCCTTAACCATAAATCTTCGTACTTTTTCAACATGTTTTTATCCATAAGAAATTCTTGAAAATATAAATCTTTGGTGCAAACAAGAATGACACCTTGTTTAATGTCACCATATTGTTTTTTGTGAGCTAGACTATATGCGCCTATTTGATAAAAATAATCTTCTATCCATTCTTTTCTTTTTGGTTTATTGCTTTGTTTAAAATCACCAATAGTAGGCTTGTTTTTGTACCTACAAATTAAATCAGCAGAACCTGCCCAACGGTCATCATAGGCTAAGCTTACTTCAGTTCCATAAACCTCTGACAAATCACCTAAGTTTTTAACAATATTATGAGCCATTATTCTAGGCAAATGGCCCTCTTTTCTTAAATTTAAATACCCAACACCATTCATATATTGCTCTAAAACATAGTGCATTTCAGTGCCTCTCGTAGCTGCCTGGGTCGTGATGCGTTGAGCCTCTTGGTGTCCGATTCTATTTCTCCAAGATTCTAAAGCTTGTTTTTTCTCTTCAGATTGTGTGCCAGATAAAATAGTGGTAACACTAGGTACTTTCTTATCTTCAACATTATAGGTTCGTGGTCCGTCATTATCATTACGAGTGTAATGATTGTAGTTGTAGGGGCGTGTTTTTTTAAACCCAGTTATAGTAAAACTATTCTCGTTCTTTATTATTTTCATCTAAAAGATTACCGTTATACTCTAATATTAATTTAATTAGACTTAAATCAACGCCGTAGTACAAAGCAGAGTGTTTTAAAGCGTATGTATCTTTAGGCAAACAATGCCCACCAAAACCACGTTCTTCAGTTACTTTACTATGACCGGCTCCTATTCTTTTATCTAAGACTATGCCTTTTCTAACATGCTCAAAATTAATTCCCGCTGCTTTACAAAAATCAAATACTTGATTAAAAAAAGATATTTTTGTTGCTAAATAAGCATTTCTAAAATATTTAATTAATATTAATTCTTTTGGATCAGCTTCTATAATGTGAGGACAACTTGGAAATATTTTTTTAAATAGATTTACCCAAAAATCTGTTTGTTTGCCACCTATCATTATATATTCTTGTTGACGAAGATCCTCCAACGCATGAGCTGCTCTCAAAAATTCTGGAGAAAAAGAAATGTTTTTATCATTAAATCTTGATTGTAAATACTCCCAACCCTCTAAGGATATTGTGCTTTTAATTAAAATAGGCACATCAGGACAATCTTGTATAACTTCTTTTACATGTATCATATTACAAGCACCCTTTAATCCAACTGGTGTAGCCACGCATATTATTACAGCATCTGCATCTGGGCTTATCTTTTTACCGTAGAAATGTTTAGGATCTATAAGTTGAGTTTCGTGATAATTTTGTAATATGGCTGCGTAAGCTCTACCCACATAACCATAACCAGCTATTGCTATTTTCATAAGCCACACATCCCTTCACACTCTTGATCCATATCTTCATCTTCAAATAAATCTAAATTAGGCTGACCTTTTTCTGCACCGGTTCTAAGATCCGCTTCTGCTATAGGCACACATGACTTATGTAAAAAAACTTGATCATCATTTTTTGTGCCCACCCTAATAGCGTTATCAAATTCAACCACATCCTGCCATTCTTTTGGATAATTATCTCTTAAATTTTGCCACTCTTTGTTAGTTTTATATGGACAAAAAGTACAAGCACTTCTTGGAGGTGTTTTATTATAGTGTTTTTTAAACCAATTGATACAACTTTGTCGGCTCATATTTTTTTCAATTAAAGGATATTTATTTTCAATCCATTTAATTTGATTTTCTTTCATTCTACCCTGTTCGTCTGTAGATATACCCATCCACAACTCAACGTGAGTTCCTTTTTTTCTTTTTTCACCTTTTGCTAACCCTAGCATTTCTCTAATTTGTTGATGCACAGGTCTTATTTTGTAGTTTGAAGTGCATTGTCTTCTTAATAAACCCTTTTTACCAGTGTCTTTTGATATTGAAAAAACAGGTATTGTTAGAAAATTCCAACGGCCTTTGCCTTGCGCTGAATCAATTGTATCTTGTCTTAAATTTCCGTAACTAACTATATGAATAGGATAAGACACTTGAGTTTTGAGCCAATCAAACCACTCATAAACTTCTTTAGGTTCTGACATAGTGTCTGCAAAAATAGCAGCATCAACCATAGGTAGTTCGCCTTTTTCAACCATTAACGCAAGAGCGCTGCTTTGTACACCTGCACCCAAAGATAAAATTTTCATTATTGTCCTAGTGGATTGCCTTTATTATTTAAGATGTCATAAATTTTAGCCATTTCAGTTTCCATCCAACCAGCTAATTTATCTTCCATATCTTTCATTTCAACATCTAATTTATCTAACCCAACATAAACTTCTTTTAACGAATTATTATTAAACTGCACACGCTCTTCCACAGCCACTAACCTTTCTTGCAATATCGAGGTATCTGTCTCTTTGAAATTATTTACCGCTGCCTCGGTATGTTGGACTCTTGTAGCTAGGTTGGACACCCAATAGACTGTCGAACCTATCGGGACTATCGCCCCCAAAACTAGACTCAAAAGTAAGCTGGACGAGATCGTAAGCGTTTTGTTCATAAATCATCTCCTGTTGTAAAGACAACGTTTCTGTTATTTTAATCGTATCTTGCATAACTTGCAAATATACTGTTGGTAACAATATTTGACCTAAAGAATCAACACTAATTACCTTAGATTTAGTTTCGCTTTTATTTGTTTTAGCCACAGTTTTAACTTTTGGTTTAGGTTTTTCGTTTTTGACGGTGGACTTTTTAGGATCATTTTTCTTTTTAGATTTGTCGTCTTTAGATTTACTTTTTTTGACGACTTTACTTTCGTCACTTTTGATTTCGGTTTCTTCACTGTTTGATAGCTCGCCTGTTGCATCATTTTCACTCTCTGCTGTTGTCTCTTCTGGCTCATTATTATTCTCCTCTTCACTTATTTCAGCAAGATCCTCTTCCATATTAATTTCTTTTAATTCCTCAGGTTGTTCTAACTCTATTTCTGCATCAACTTCAACGTCAACAACTTCAGGTAAGTCTATCTCAACTATTTCTTGAATTTCTTCAACTTCATTTATAGGAGTTAAATTTTCAACATTTGGTATGTCAACACTTGTAATAGGTGCAACACTAATTTCAACTGCTGGCATTTCTATTTCAACTGGCATATCAACAATCACTTCAGGAACAACAACTTGAATTGGTGATATCTCAACTGTAGGTTGATCTAAAATAATATCGTTTGTAATTGACATATCTAAACTTAAACCTTCAATAAGAGTCTCTTCAATAACCACAATAGGTTCAACTATTACAGGCTCAACTATTACAGGCTCAACTATTACAGGCTCAACTATTACAGGAGCCACATATTCTTCTATAGTCAAAGATAAATTTAAATTATCTATAATAGGACCCCACCAATTACTAGAGTTACCTGTATCATTACCTGTTATGGTTAAATTTAATGATGCGTCATCTGTATTAAAATCACCTGTTACATCCTTAGTGAAAGAATAACTTTCCCATCCATCTTCATACGGTACAGCTACAGTTTCTGATAGTACCTCTGATGTTGATTCAGTTGATAGTGTTATGGTTGACACTACCGTATCATCTGCACCAGCAGTACACCATTGGCCTCCTGTATTACCACAACCAATAGAGTCAAAATTCATATTAATTTCTTTAATTAAATGATTTTCAGATACACCTGATATATCTACATCTTGACTGATGTTGCCGCCTTGGTATCTAAATCTTACACTTTTAGACGCTGAACCAGAATAAGTTGCTGGATCTCTTTTAACCTTATCTTGGTTATTATCTGAAAGTTCCCAACCACTAGTATCAGTAGTAAAATCTGGGTTATTCAGTAGGTTGTCCGTAGTCGTTTGGTCTGCGTGACTTACTAAAATTGATGTTAAGGACACCAGGAGTGCCCACAAGATTATTCTTTTCATCTAATATCACCATCCCTCTTTCGATGTATATTTTTTTTGCCTCATCACCTATCTTACCATCAATAGGACAGGGCGAGTTAGAATCCCACATTGCTCTCCAGACCCGTGGGTCCTGACACAAAATAGCAGTGGCGCTCACGCGTAATCCAAGCTGAGCCATGGCCCTACTTAGCTTGATGCGCTCACACGTCTTATCAACGACATGAATACCGGCTGATGCGTTAAATAAACCAGTGCCAATTGCACCAGATCTTACCACTACGCACACATCACTACCACTACCAATAGAAACAGAAGGTGAAATTGCTGATGCTGGTGGTTGATCTTTGTAGTAAATGTTACTGTCCGCTGCAAAACTGTCGGTAACATGTAGCAACAACCAAGCTAATGCCAATATTGTAATTGCATGTGACCATTTCACTTCGTTCTCTCCAAAATAGTATCAAGTTTATTAGAGTTTTTATTTACTTGATCTTTAATGTATCTAACTTCTACTTCCATTACCTGAACCTTATCTACTTTAGCTTTTATTAACTCTTGTTCTTTTTTTAAATCATTAATTGTTGCGGTCGATGTACCCCAAGCTATGCCTATTAAAACAAAAGGTGAAATGATGTAGATTATATTTTTAGGCTCTATGTTCATATTAATTTACCGTTTTATTTTTTCTGCTATTTGCAATCAACGTTCCTAAGTCGTCTTGAGGAAATAAGGATTCAAATGAAGTGTTTTGTGCTGCAGTTTGCATGGTTGAACCTGTCATATCTAAAGCAGGCGCTGTTGTTTCGTTTCTTGGTGTAGGTGTAGCAGCAACAGGTCTTGCCTCGGCTGCAGTATCTGTTGTGCCTGTGTAACTATCGTCAAGATAGGATTGTGCAACAGGTCCAAATCGTTCATAAGATTGAAAGGCTTTTTGTTGACTTTCAGCTAAATATTCTTTAACTTCTCTTCTTTTTTTCGGTGGTAATTTTTCTATGCTATGTTCCACTGGAAACATAAATTCTTTGCTTTTTTCAGGGACTTTATCATATTTAATATCTGTATTAGGAACTTTTAATTTTTTATTTTGCAAGTAATTTACCAACTGTTCTTCAGTAATTTTGCTTATGTCTGCAACTGGAAAATCTTCAGGATCGTTATCCATCATATGTTGTAAAATAATCCCGAGAGCTTGTCGTTTAGTTTGCATTTTTTTACCAAAAACTTCTTTTGACATATTTTTTAAATTTTGTTCTGGTGTAGCAAGATCCAAAAGTGCTCTAGCTACCTTAGGACTTTGAAAAATTGTCCCTACAAAATGTAGAAGTGCTAAAGGTATAACTAAAGCCGGTAGATACGCTAGACCAGCTGCAATACTAGCTCCTGCTGCACCAGCTTTTATTCCAAATTGTTGAAAACTACCAAGTTGTATTCTTCTAGCAACAAAGGTACTGGTGTTTCCTAAAGGCACTTGATACATGACAGAGATCATTTCGGCAAAATCTTCTAAATTTTTAAAATTTTCTTTGCCTTTTTTACCACCACCTAGTATTAATTCCATGGCACCTCTTCTTGCCCCAAGAGTATTTGCTTGTCCTCTACCCGATGTAATACCTAAATTTTGTAAAAATTTATTTGCGTCAAAACTACCTAAGTCTTCATAATTAATATCTATATATTTAGCTACATCTACATCAGTTACATCTTGACCCATTCTTTGAATGAGATCCTCGTCTAAAATTACTTTACCTGCTTCGTCTGCTCTTGTGACGCCCAGATATTTATAATCAAAAGGGTTTTGACCATTAAAAACTTTATCTATAGCATTATCTGCCCAATCTGTTTTAATAATTCCTTTACTTCTAAGTTGCTCGATGCTTTCTCTTAAAGTTCTAATGGCTGGAGCTTTTGGGTTTGTATGAGCCATAAAAAAAGCGTCAAACAAAGTCCTTGATGCTAATCTTTCAAATAGTTCTTTTCCAGGTGCAAAACCTTTAGCAGTTTCTCCTGTTGCACCAATTAATTGTTGTAGGGATAAAATATCAGATTCTGCACCCTCTATCATAATTTTTCGTAATAAATTATTATAAAAAGTTTCAGGTGCTAATCCTTGTGCAGGTTTACCGATTCCATGAGCTAAAACTGAACGCGTAAAAGTATTGTCATCAATTTTTGCTAATAAATCTCTTACATTACTAGCTTTTAAATTTTGCAATTGATGAAAAAATTGATTTGCGTCAGTTAAAACATCTGAAAAGGTTTCTAAATCATCACTAAATTGAACTAAAAATTTATTTGCTTCTTCTTTGCCTTGATTTTTTAAAATATCATCGTATTTTTGTTTAAAAGCACCGTCAAGCATAGCTAAATCTTTTACTTTAGGATCAACTAATGAATTCAAATCATTGCTTAAAGCAACTTTTAATTGATGTATTTTTAACAAAGATGGGTTGTCTTTTGGTAATAAATCCATGACTTCATTTAAAGCTTCGTGCATACCTTTATATTGTAAAGGTGTGATGCTCTTTGGAAATCCTACATTTGTGTTCACATCTGTTATAACTTCAAACAATCTATTAATTGGTTCAGAGCCAATATTATTATTACTCAAGTACTCTTGAATTGGTTTAATACCGTCATCACTAAGTAGTTTTGATGATTGTGCTACTAAATTCGTAGTCGGTATGAAAGAGGGGTTGCCCATTTTTTGAGCAGCTCTTTCTGCGCTGTCATACGCAGCATCTATCAAGTTCTTTTTACTGGCATAATTTTGTCGTAAAACAGAAGGAGTCACCGCACCCAAAAGTTCAGAGTGCATAATAGGCGCATATTGTTCAACAAAAGTGTCTTTGTATACCGTCTTTGCTTGTAAGCCAAATTGACGTAATCTGCTTTTTTGAGCCATAGATACAAACGGTAAAATACCCACAGTTTGGAAATAAGTTTTTGTAAAAGCTCCTAAACCTTTATCTGTGCGAGCTAAAGCTGCAATATCCAAAGGCAGACCAAGTTGTTCAGCTTTTCTTCCTAACTCAACACTTTTTTCGCTGCCTGTACCGCTTAAAAATCTTGCAAATCTGTTTCCAATATTAGCTGCTAAAGGTATTCCAACAATAGCACCTCCGTTCCATAACAAAGAATCTAAACCTTTTTCTAGTGCTAATTGAAACATTTGTTCTCTTGTGCTTAATTGATCAAATGAGCTACCAGCTAATTGTTCAAAAGGTATCACATCTTTATTTAAAGCAGCAAATTCTTCTTTTTTCATATTATTATACACATCGTATATGACACTACCGGTGGCTGCACCAGCTCCAGATCGTAGCCATGAACTTGCTAATTGTCTACCACGAGCGCTTTGTGCAATATATTTGCTACCTTGTTCAAATAAACCAATAAAATTAGCACCTAAATTTAATATTGGCTTTGCTACTTTACCAAATCCGGGCACTTTACCTGCAATATTTGCAATTTTACGAGTTGTATCTTTATAAGGTGTTTTTTTTAAACCTTTAGGATCTCTTCTAAAAGCTCTGTCTACATCTTCAGTTTTAAATTCACTTCGATCTACACCAAGAATAGGCGAATTTGGCAAATAAGGAGTTAGCCCAAAAGCAACTTCTGTGCCTAAAGAAAATTTATCTCGATCAGACATGGCAAATAAACCTTTTTCAGGTAACGGATCCATAGGTTGTTCAGACTCAATAGATTTTAAAGCTAAATCAAGTCTACCTTCATACCTTTCTCGAGCTATATCATTTACACTATTATACCCAGTCAAATCTCCTCTACGAAATAAAGTATCTATAGCGACTAAACTTTCTTGATCGTAATCAGCAGGATTAAATTCATTGTTGTCAATTTCTTTTTGTAAAGTTTTTAAATCCATCATTGCTTCCTATTTTTTTTAATCTTGTTTAGAACTTCTTCAGTCGACAAACCCTCATTTACATTTAAATAACCAGACTCACCTAAAATATTAGAGGCATACTTATTTAATCCAAATTGTTCTAAAATTGATGCTCGGGTTCTACCGGTGACACGTTGAAATTCATTTATTTCTTGTAAAACAGTATTATAAATTTGTGCTTTATATGATACATATTTTTGTTTTATGACTTCTTGTGATGCAAAAAGATCTTTAATTTTAGTAAGTTCTTGAGCGTTTAAAATATCTTGCACTGTAATTCTATCTTCTGTTTTATTCATATTAGCTACAGCATACTTTAACTGGTTTTCAATAAATACAGCAGCACCTAATGCTTTTGCCAAAGCAAGTCTATCAGACTCGGTTTTTAATTTGCCTTTATGCTTATTGTAATAATCTTTTGCGTCTGCTAATTTTTCATTTATTTGCTTTCTTTCGTTTTCAATAAATTCATTATATATTTCTTGCTCACCTTTTGTTACTTGAGCACCTAATATTTTAGTACCAGTGCTTATTGTTCCATCATTGTTAACATCTATTTTGATTGCTCCATCTTCACCGCCACTTGCATATTTACTTAAAAATATGTCTGTATTAGCTTTACTAAATACTTCATCTGCTGTGGTCGCGCCAATGATGTTGGTATCTGCATAATTTGCATCTTGACCATTTATAAAACTTTTTAAACCTTCTATAGAACCTTGAATGGTTTCAAATTTATCTAATAAGAATAATTCAGTACCCGCAACATCAAGTAAGGACTTACCACCAAAAGCAGCTTGTGGTTCAAAAGCCATTTCTAAAGCTTGCAGTGTTCTAGCCCCATATTGTAGTTTTAATTTTTGTGATTTCATGACCTTACTTGAAGGTTGTTCTTCAAAAGTGTATGTGTAATCCATCGCGTTTTTTTGCGCTCTAAATTGATTTAGAGGCAGTGTTTGAGAAAATCTTTGACCATATGTTTCTGAATTTTCATCCTTATCTACAAAATCGTAAGTAATCATATCTATGCCGGTTTTAGTTTGATAGCCTTTAGCAAAAAACACATTTGGTACTGTTATTTCTTGATTAGGTTCACCTGTAACTGGATCTTTACCAATAACTTTTTTTGTTCCTTCAAATCTGTAAATTCTATTTTTACCTACTTTTTCTCTATCCCCTAATAAAAGTCTTTGTTTATGTTTTTGGTCAAGTTCTTTTAATTTAAGTTCTAGATCCAATTCGCCTTCAGCCTCTTGTAAGCCTAACTGCGCTTGTTGTAAAGCAAGGTTTCTTTCTTGTTCATCATAATACATGTCAAGTTCTCGTTCGTATTTCATAAAATTGCCTACTAGATTCTGCTGTAGTTCTCTTTCTTGTTGATATAATTGATAAGCTTCTTCTACTGCTTGACCACCAGCTTGACCAAGAATTTCTAAAAATCCAGATGCACCTGAATCATAAGTTTTCGCTGACATCATAGCTAAACCCATTTTCATAATAATGTAGTTAATATCTTGTTGCGGTACATTCATACCAGCTCTTTCTCTAAAATCTTGGTAAAACTGCTCAAAGGATTGTCTTTCTCTGTTGGCCATTTTTGTTTTCTGTTTTTCTAAAGCTTCGTTGTATTCTTTATAAGCTTTTCGACGTGCTGTAAAAAGTTCAATTAAATCACTAGGCTCATTGTAATTATTAATATTAGGATCGTCTGTGTCATTTAAGTCTTTATTAATTTCTGCATTTAAATTTTTATTATTAGTCATGCCATCATCAAAATTACTTTTAATGTCTTTTTTCGGATCGATTGGTGTATATGGCACCTCTTCACCTTTTATGGGTATTGGACCTTGTCCTTTTATAGCATCTATTTTTTTAGCTGCATCAATGACATTTTGAGAGCTTCCCACTTCCTCTACAAATTTTGTAGCCTCGTCTTGATCTAAATCCGCTTCTTCCTGTAAAGCAACTATGTTTGTGTTTTTATCTTGATTTTTTGCTTTTATTATTTCTTCTCTCATTTCATTTTGTCTTGATACAGTTGGAACTAAACCTTCACTTGCATATTGATTAAGTTCACTATCGATCTTGGCAACAACGTTTTCATAATTTTTACCATCTCCAGAACCCACATCTAAAGGTGGATTTATGGCTTCTTCAAAAAGGTTAACAGCTTCTGGAGCAGCCAACGCAACGCTAGCAGCAACTTTTTCTGGCACATATTTACCTGGTTTTGTAAATCTAGCAATACCTTCAGATGATTTTTCTAAGAAATTTTTTTGAACGGGTCTGACTTTTCCAGTCGCATCAAGAATTGATGAAGGTTGTCTGTTTTTTGTATAAGCTTTTGAGATATTCATTAAAGTCCTTGGAGCTTGTAATATGGGCAGACCTGCTTCAACAATACCCAAACCTGCTTTTGCATAATCTTCATCACGAATACCTTCGTACACATTTTTAGCACCTAGTCCCGCAATAACGCCTTCACCAGTGGCAATAAGCGGACCTCCAATTTTACTTTTTTCTACATAATCATAGGCTCTGCCTAAACCTTTAAAAGGTTTAGATCCGTAATCTGCTGTTGTTTTCGCAACTTTTTTACCAGTTTTTATAGCTTTATAAATTTCTGGAGAGTATTTAAGTAATCCCTCTAATATATATTTAGCTGCCACTATTTACCTCCTATACCAGTACCTGCAAGCATGTTATAGCCACCGTAAGCCACTGCACCTAAACCTGCAGCTTGTGCTAATGGATTGGTTCCAGGAGCCGTGGTTTGTGTAACCTGACTCGCTGCAGTTGGTAATGCGGTCATAATACCTTTTTGGAATTCAATACGCTGATAAGGCTCATAAGCTCGTGCTATGTCAGTCTGACGTTGTGCCGCTAATGCTTGTTGTGCCAAGTTTCTTTGTGATTGACCCACAGCCATTTGAGTTTGAATATCTTGTGTCTGCATAGCCTGTTGTTGTGCACCAAATGCGCCTAATTGTTTTGATAAAGCCATATCGGTTTGTATACCTAAATTTTGTTGTTGTTGTGCCGCTTGTAAAGCTTGACCATAGTTTTGTGCTTGAGCTTGACCAATAGCACGCTGGGTTGCACCCATTAGTTCAGCTTGTTGTACACCTTCACGACCGCCACCAAAAGCTCCAGCACCAACAGCATCAGCACTTATTTGATTAGCTTGCATACCTGATTGTCTATTGATCTCATCAATAACATATTGATTGTATGGATTTAAAAAAGCTTCAACATTAGGTAATTGAGCAGCTTTAGTTTGTGCACCAAGCGCAGCAGTTATTCCTTGATTAACAGCAGCTTGTCCAGTGTCTGCGGTAGCAGCACCTGTGTAAGCTTGTTGTTCAAGAGCCGAGGGACCTGCTACTTGATAAGCAGGTATGTTAACTGGTTGTTTTGTTAAATTTGCAGCTGTATCATATAACGCTAACTTACGCGCTTCGATTTCAGGTGCTTCTCTACTAAAGGTTGTTTGTGTTTCAGCAGGTGTTGATCCACCTGAAGAACCACCACCACCAAAGTATTGTGTTAAACCTGTTTCATCGTTAACAGTACCACAACCACCATGAGCAATAAGTAACTTTCTTTCATATTCGTTAACATGTGCTAAATGCACATCACCATTTTTACCGTGGTCCGTGATATCAGAATAAAGTTCTTGAAATAACTTTATCTTTTCTTTTATATTAAGTTTTTTTAAATCTATACTCATAATGCTTTCTCTATTTGTACATGTGTTTTAACATATCCCTTTGGTTTCATAACTTTTTCCCACCCTGGTCTTGCAAATAACTCCATTTTTTTACAATCTTGTTCTTTAGCCCATGCTTCTAAATCTTCTACATGGTGATGCCACCTATTCATTTGTTTGCCAGTCACGATTCGTGCATCACAAACTTTATAATTAGGGTAGCTTCTTATTTCAGTCACAACGGTTGCGAGAACTTCATCGGTTTTATCAATTACCAACCAGAGTTGCATGGCTCCTTGTTTGCACATGTCTTTGATGTCATTTACATCAAACGCTCCGTTTGTCTCACAGGCCAGTTGGACTAAATTTTTTGCTAAAGGCCAAACTTTTTCTACTTCAAACTTTGTAAACTTAATAAATTTTGTTTGCATTTACGCGCTTACTAGATCGTATACTCTCTTTAATTGATCTTGTTGATTGTAAAAAAATGCAGCTCCCTTTTTACGCATATCTTTAAAGTCCTCAGGATTTGCACCTGCCATGATGCCTGCTCCAAGGATGGCATCTGCACGAGACACAAACTCACCATCGGCAAGTTGTGCTAACATGGTATCTTCATCTTTGTCACCAACACCAGATCCATCTTCAACGTATCCAGTTGCTCTGACATAATTATTTACATCATTCTCATCTTTTTCTATTTTACTAGGTAAATAGTTTACTCCACCCGTAGCATACTGTGCTATACCTTCAACAAAAGCACCTTCTTTAGCATAAAGCATATTGGAAAAATTATAGGGGTCCATTTGAGCGGGTTCATTTGAATAATCATATGCCTGCGTTAGACCAGACAATTTATCAGTTTCTCTTTGTAATAAAGCTGCTCTTTGTTCAGGAGTGCTTTCAAATGGATTGTATGGCTTTTTTACTTTTGGTGGTTCTAATCTACCCAACGCATAAGAAGATCCTAGTGTTGCACCCAATCCTAGTTGTTTACCTGGAGTGCTTAAATAATTACCAACATTTTGTAGACCTCTTCCAAAAACAGCTCCTACATTATCTGCGCTTCCTGTAATTGCACTTGAATATGTGCCAGGGTTTATAAACTTACCTCCCATTGCAATATCTTGTGCAATAGGTGATCCAGAAGCTACAGTTCCGGACTGTATACCACTTCTTAAAGCTTCACTTCCAGCACCGGCTTTTAAGGATTCTCCTAAAACTAAATCTTGACCCGCAGCTGTAAGACCTTTTCCTAAAGCACCCACACCATACGAAGTAGCAAAACCAAGTATGCCTGATTTTAATGAATCGCCAGTTGATGCGCCGGACATTTTAGAGGCTGCGAAACTTACACCACCGGCAATTAAAGGAATTGTCCACCAAGCCATTTATAAATCTCCTAATCTTATTAAGATAAGTTTACCCTTATTCTTCAGTGCTATCAACACTACTAGGCTTCATTTCGTCCCACAAACGTCCTGTGTATTGAAACTCACCTACATGAGTTATATAGTCCATTATATAGCAATAGCACTTACCACCTATATTGCGCCACAGTTTACAAAAAGCAAAGTCTTCACCAAGAAAACGTTTGTTTTCTTTATCATAAAAAGTGTCAAAGAAGTTATATAGATAGGGTTTTTTCTGTAGTTTGCCATCAATTAAACTATCTTGATGTATCTCCATATCTGGATAAGATTCAATCAAAGTATCAAACACTTCTCGTTTGATGAGCATACATCCAGTAGGTGCATGAGTAACTTCAATCACACCCTCACCTTCTACCTCTATCGCTTCACTATCTTCTAATCGCAAAGGGTAAGTATTGCAATTGACATGTGCTTCATGAGCCGTGGTTACTTCACCGTGTAGTATCTTCTGAATGAGTCGGTCGAACTTAATATCTTTTAAAGGGTAGGGCACAGAAATGACGTCCTTGTCAGCCTCAAGCATACTCCATATGCTGTCCGAGGAAAACGCTATATCTGAGTCAATAAAAAGCATATGTGACATTTCGCTTTTTAAAAAAGAGGCAGTACATAAGTTTCTGCCCTGTGTCACTAATGATGATTTTATCATTTCAAACATGACTTTGATACCTTTCTCCATACAAGCTTTTTGAAACTCTAATAAGCTTTGTGTGTAATGAATAGATACATCTGAGTGTACTGGTGTAGCTACATAGATACCTAGTTCTCTTTCTTGATTGAGCCACAAGGGTTTACTTGGATCTGGCATGTAAGGCTCCTTCTAAAAATCTAGTCCACTCAATAGATTTTTTTGTCCAATTATAAAAACGTTTGGTGTAATCTTGTTGAAATAAAAGATGTTCATAAATATTACTTTCATGTAAATGTTGTCTGCCTGTTTTTATCGCATAAGCAAAGTTTTCTGCTAATCTTTTATAGTTATTCGTATAGTTCACATAAATTGGAAATTCAGCACAAGTCTCATATAAAGCACCGTAATTAGTGGTTACACAATATAGACCAGCAGCCATAGCTTCGAGGGCCGAGATACATGAGGTCTCTTCCCAAATACAAGGGTAAGCAAACATGTGATAATCTTTCATTTTATTTAAAATAAAATCGTTAGACTGATAACCAATATAGTTAACATTAGGTAACGTTCTTGCTTGATCAAATAATCTTTCCCACTCTGCATTATTACTTTTAGCAAACTCTTCACCATACACCTCACAACTACTATAGACATCTAATATTATATCCTCATCTTGCAAATGTTGCATCGCTAATAATAATACGTTCAAACCACGCCAAGGGGTTGGTTGAAAAACTAAACGTAACGTATTACCTTGCTCGTAAGGTTTTCTTTCTGGAAAATGCGTAACACCATTTTTAATGACGTGACACTTTTCTGTCGGTACATCATACATCATACGAAACTTTTCATAGTTCCAGTGTGAATTAAATACATACCAATCGTATAAACGATGATTACTTTTATCAGCAAAGAAAGGTTTAATGTTAGGTTGATCGTAGCTATTTTTTTGCCACAAGATGTTAATCTTGTTTTCATCAATAGGTACTTTGTTTGGTATAGAAGTGCAGATTTGAAAGTGGCTAAGTAGATACTCGTCTACTCTTGCCGTTAAAAACTCATGTTGTAGTTCTGTGCCACCTTTAGGCTCACTCATTCGTCTCCCCAAAGAGATCAAGTTTAGGAACAATAATAGTTACATCACGTTGAATATCTTCTTCTTTGGTAGAAGTACCAGCATCTGCTATGTCTGCTTGGGCCTCTTCTTCAGAAGCATATTCTAAGCCTGACTTTTTATTAGTAATCTTGGTTTGTGATTCGCAATCAATAGTAATCGTCATGGTCGTATTCTAACCATTTTCTTGTGATCTGTCTAATTGAGCATAAGAGATAACACCTGATATCTTAGCTGCTGTTTCTGCAGTCATTTTAAGAATATCACCTTCTTCTAATACAAGCGTATTCGTTATAATATCAGTAGTGCTAACGGCAGCAATGTCTTGGTTGCCAAAGGTGTGCGTGGCTGATGCAGAAGTATCGGTTAGCTTTGTGGTCAAAGTGACTGCACTACTGTGTATATTGACGGCTTGTATTTGTTTAATTAACAACCTTGCATCACTGGGTGCAGTTAACACAGAAGTCTCATCGGTATTAGCTAAAGTAAATCCTTGATTTTTGTATTGTATAGTCATGAGATAAACCAGTTAAAAGCGTCTTGCTCGTTTTTAAGATCTGTTTGAAACGAAAAATTAAGTTGATTTTTTAAAGTATCAAGAGCCTCCATAATCTGTCTTTGATTAGACTGATCATACTCTGGTTTTGGCTCTGGAATAGTAATAAGTATTTTAGCCATTATCTTCTCCCGTCTGGTTGCACATCTGCTCTAAATGAACCAAATCGCCAGTTCTGATCTGTAGAAGTATTTTCTATTTTTAATGAAGCAAATCGACCTCTTGCTCTGGTGTCTATCTTTTTGGTTGATGAGCTTACCGTAAATGGACCTAGTGATGAACTAGCTTCTGTCTCAGCAGGAAAGTCTTTTAGTTGTATAGTAACTGTCGCATTACCACTTAGTATCTTAAAGTCTGGTAAGAAACGTCTAATCTTAATAAAGTTCTCGCCTTGCCCACCTTGGTCATCTAAAGTAAAATCACCTGACTCAATAAAAGCATCAATACTAGCGGTTGCGTTACCATTTTGATCTGCTTGATTAACCCCTTTTTCATGTTCATATATTTGAGATGCTCCATTTGTATTACTTACTCCTTGTATAGTTGGAAAGGTTGGTGTACCCGTTGAAGTAAATTCAGAAGCAATTGGTCTTTCAAATAAAGTTTTATCCATGTAAGCAGTTCTTGCTAACGAACTGGTAGTCCATGCCCCCTCTCGATAATTTAAAGTTACACATCGGTCAATTTGTGAAGAACCTGCTTTTGGGTAAAACCAATTTATTTCAGTAAATAATGAATTAAAATTACAATAAACTATTTCGCCAGCATCATAATTAATACCTAAGTCATCACTATCTACATTAGTAAATACAAAGTCTTCTACCGAACAAGGTATTCTTTTTACTGTACCATCATAAGCAAAAAAACCACCGCCTTGACCCATCCAATAAACAATACCATCGACGTGTACGATTGCGTGTTGCCCAATCAAACCACAGTTAGATCCGACTTGTTGAATATTAAAAGTAAAAGGTGGTCCAACGAACTGCATAGTGTAAGCAGCAGTATCAGTTAATATTAAAATATAATCTTTTGCTCTTACTGCTCCTTCTATTTTTGTTCCCGAGTCTAATCTAAAAGTTCCAGCAGTATTAGTAGAAACAGGGGTATAGTCAGTTCTATCTTCTTGATCACTAAAACGAATAAATAATTTATCTTGTGTACTTGCTGTGCCCACTGTAGTTTCTGTGCCTAAATGTATTAAATGTCTGTCTCGACCTGATACTAAGGTCATCACACTAGCTGTTGGGTTATTACTTGATACTGTAGCCCTAGTAGTCAAGCCACTTGACGGACTCCATTCAAAAGTTTTTTTATTTTTTACTGTACCTACTAGAATCTCACCAAAATTATCCAATGCCCAGTTTGCAGGATCAAGCGTTACATCAGTAGTCGCTGCGGCATTACCCCATGCAACAAAGTTAGTAGCATCTGTTACCACTGCTGCATCATCAT